AAACCATCCGTTACCTCACACTCAATATCAAAATAAACTTCTCTATGTCCTACTGATGGTTCTTCTGATTCAGTATACATATCAACCAATGTTCTGGTTTCAATTGGAACATCTGATTCAAATACTCTTCCGTTTTTTAAATCCTCACCAGTCCAAAAGTTTACTTTCTTGAGTTTGTCACCATAAAGGGAACGATACGTTCCACTTTGTGATTTGAGATAAGCATATGGTTTATATTGGAATTTTGAATAACCTGTTTTGTCATCCCAAAGATGAACCTCTGAATTTGTTTTTGTTCTCTTTACATATATATTTTGATACATGTTTTAATATATAACCTTTTTTATATAAAAGTCAAGTTTTATTTTTTATTTTTTGTCCAAAGTTCATATAAATCCTTATCTAAAATATCAGGATTTTGTTTGATAGTTTGTTTTGTAATTAAATCTTTTAATCTAGTTGTGCTCCAACCATGTGAACGAGTTGTATAAATAATTTTACATGGTAAATCATCACCAGTAAATCCTCTACCTATATAATCCTCACCTAATATTCTAATATCAGGTTTCCAAAATTTTAAAAGATTATATAACTCTTCTTCAGTTTGATATGTAAAAACTTCATCAATGTAACGTATTGATTTTAAAGCTTTATATCTGTCGTAAACTGGTATTACAGGTTTATATTTACTTTTTCTATGTAAAGATGGGTCAACTTGTAAAAACACGTAAAATTTATCACAATAGTTTTTTGCATCTTTAAAACAATTTATGTAACCAGGATGTAATAAATCAAAATTTCCAGCCGTTACACCCAACAACTCTTTTTTATACTCTTTCATTTATCCTCCAAATGTTTTTTTCTTTCCACCATCGTATTCATATGCGTGTCCATTCTCTTTCAATAATTCATTTAGTGATTTTTCATGTCCACTTATAAATAATTCACCAAGGACTCGCCCATATTTTCCAACTCCATGTGATATGATTGAAAATTTACCATCATCAGAGTTTTCTAATAAATCTTTGGTATAAGCTTTTGCTGCGAGTCCTTTGATTTTTTCTTCTTTATTTCTTGTTCTTGATTCCCAAGTATCTACTCCGTAAAATCTAATTCGTTTCTTTACCCAAGTATCGAATCCCAAGTCTATCATAGCATCACAGGTGTCTCCATCTACCACCCTAACTAATTTACAACTATACCCATGTTTTTTCACCTGTTTACCCATTTAATTTCTCCTATTTATCTAGTAACAATCCATGTGATTTCATCGCATGAACCATTCTCGTTACACCAATACCACCACCAAATCTTGGAAACATATCAAGTGATAAATATTCTTCTAATTCATCTTCAACTCTTTTTCTACCAAAGTGATTGTAGAGAAGATGAGCATATTCACCATCTGATATATTATGAAATTGGTCTCTCATTTCTTCAACATTTGTAGCTCTTTCCGCTGAGCCTATTGTTTCCATTCCATGCATAATAACATCAACTTTATTATAAATCCCATCACCTGCATGTTTCATATTCCAAAATGGATGTGTTCTTAATGGAAAATGTGTTAAAAAAGTACACTTATCAAAATCTTTACACAATGCTTCTTCCTCATCATAATCTAGTTCTGCAACCCCATACTTATCACAAGCTTCATCATATGTAATTTTATGATAATCATCTTTAGTAGCTTGGTCATTGTTAAAACCTAAATGATTTAATAATTCTGTTTCTAATTTTATCATCTCATCCATTCCACCATGGGACTCAAATTCAAACATAGGAAATATTTTGTCGTGACGACCTTCAACAGGATTTGGTTCATTTCTGTAACTTGTGGTTACACAAAAAACACCTTTTACATCTGGATTGTCCAATATATCTCTCTCTAACCACATTTGTCCAGTTTGAGGTAAAGGCCAATTCACACCACTAAAGATATATTGTGATATCGTTGCTGGGTCTTCACACGCAGCTAATATTGATTGTCGAGATTGTGCGGGTACTTCGACAAAACCCTTTGCCTCTTGAAAGAAAAATCTCATTTTTCTAACAACTTCATTGTAATCGTACATATTTTTCATTTGTTTTCTCCTATATTTTATTGTGTACAATTATTATTCACTAAAAGTTGCCTTGAGCTCATGTATAAATGGTGCCCACCTTTGTAACAACTCCATCTTTTCCTTATCTAACTTTTTTAATAATTCAAAATCTCTTTTTAATTGTTCATTTTTTCTCTTTAATTTTTTATATCGTTTTTTTATTTCATCACAATCCATTTCTTCTAATTCCTTATCACATTTTAAAATTTTAGAGAAAAATTCTGACTTATTTAATTTACTTAATCTATCTTTAGTTTCAAGTGTTGGAAAATTCTCTTCTAACCATTGAATTGATTGTACAAAATTAGTGCCTAAAATGTAACTAACTAATTGTACAACATCTAAAATGTTTGTAACACTGTCTTGATTAAAATCAGAAGCTATTAACTGACTATCTGAAAAATCTCCATCATTTAGAACCACATTAATAACTTGAATTATATCAGTGATATCTAATGTTCCATCAAAATTCATATCACCTAAAATAATTTCTTCCTCTATTTCAGGTTCTCCAATGTAACTAAAGAACCAATCTAATTCAGGAAATATTCTTGAATACACGCCAGGATATTGAGCTTCTGCACATCCATAACCCCAACTAACTATTCCGATTAATTCATACTCACCATTTGAGTTTGTCATAATTAAAGGGCCACCCGAATCTCCTTGACAAGAATCTTCACCACCATTCGAATCACCCGCACATACCATATTGTTTGTTATATCTGAATTAGAATAATTACCACAACTATCATCAATCGGTACATCAACCTCTAATAATGTAGAGGAACTATTACCACCACTTGATGTAGTGCCCCAACCCATCGTTGTTGAAATTACTGGTTCATTGTCGTGGTCATCTGATGTTACTAATTGAATTGGTTCAAAATCTGTAATTGGTGATGATAATCTTAAAAGTGCGTAATCATTATTTAATGAACCACCACTATATTGAGGATGAATAATCACTTGGTCTACATTTCTAACTTGTTGTCCTGTTGTTCCATTTACGTTATGTAATCCAACTACCACTTGTAATCCATTATTGTTTCCATCAACACAGTGAGCAGCTGTTACAACCCAATCCTCTCTTACTAATGAACCACCACAAAAGTGTCCACCAAACCAACCACTTCCTTGTAAGGATACCATAAAAGGATATTTACAATCAGGACAAGATGGTTCAACTTGATAACCACCCACAATCATAGGCTCAGGTAATTCACCAGGATTTATAGTTGGTATTTCTGAGGACATAACTTGATAATCAGGTGGTGTAACACAACATGGAATTGGATTTGACATTGGATTTGATTCTTGACAACTTTGAAATAAAACTAATATTAAAAGTAATAAAGATATTATTTGTGTAATTCTTATAACTATTTTTTTGTTCATTGATTTCTCCTAAATAAAAACACTAATAATAATTAAACCTAAACCAACTCCAGCCACACACCAATCAAAAGTATTTGAACGTTTTAATTCAATACCCATCATTTTCCAAGGGCCCTTGGTTGAAAATGCATCTCCTAAACAAACATAATTTAACGCTCTTTCATAGATGAAATATCCTAACATCCAAGAGCCTAAAAATGTAAGTAGTAAACTCCAAAAAGATGTAAATAAAAACACTGAAAAAATACTACCAACCATTCCAATATTTTCACCTAATCTCCAAGCGTGATAATCTAAATAACCCACACCATCTCTTTTACCTTTTGTAATTGAACCAAAGATTAATTTGTTTTCTTTTCTTCTTTTTGGTTTAGCCCAAGTGTAACCCTCTGTACAACCCTCACTTAACCAATAAATTAACATTGTTATTGTAAACAATATTTGTCCTAACATTTACTTTCTCCTATTTTATATGACTTCACAGACACCACCTGAACAAGCAACCTCACCCTTTAAATCGGTATTGTCTTGTTCTTCTGTAATTCTTGATAAATTTATATTTTTTAAACTCTCAACCATCTTATCATAAGTAGCTTCTTCACAATCTTCAAATGGAGCTTGTTTGTAAGTTCCACCATCATAAGGTAAAATACTTAATCCATTATAAGCTTCTTTGTTTTTCCACATCCATTGACCAATATCACCCCACTCATGTTCTTTTACTGATATGGTGGCTGATACGTTATGTGTATTCATCCCACTTCTATGTCCAACTTTGACAAAGTTTTCACTTATGTATTTTACTCTTTCCAATAATTGAAATGCTGATTCAGTTCTTAAAGTTGCACCATCAGGTGACTTTTGTGGGACAGAAATTACAGCAGTGTCATGAGGTCTAAAGTATTCATCCTCGATTAATTCAGAATGATTTCTTAATAAATAATTATAAATAGCCTCATTTTTTCCAACTCTTAATCTCCTAATGTAGAAGTCATTGTGCCATGCGTGAATACCACTTGATGTTCCAAGAGTTAATGATGTTGTACCTGCTGGTTTAACAGTTGTACATCTAGCTGCTGGTTTTATACCAATCAAATCTGCAACTCTTTTGTTTTCTTCTTTCACTAAATTAGCAGCCTCAGTTACATCCAAGTCATCTAATTTATTAGAAGCGATACCAGTCATTGATACTCCAATTAATGCATCTTTCTCTGTTGTTCGTTGCCATACAGGTCTTAAATAATGAAAGTCTGTATACCCGGCTTGTAGTGTACCAATGAATGAACCAGCCTTTACTCTTTCATTTAAGTCCTCTTGTGATTCTATATTCGAGACATTGACTTCTGTCAAATTACAAAACTGATATGGTCTTAATGCTATTTCACAACAAGGATTAGTTCCCCAATCTTTGTCATTTGTTAAATAAATACCTGGTTCTCCACTACCACTTGCTTTTATCTTTTCCCATAATTTAAAGAAAAACTCCTCTGTAACTTTTGACCTAACTAAAACAGCAGAATTATTAGCTCTACCCCTCTGTGGATTTTCTTCCCACCAATTTCCATACTTACATGAAATCATATCATTATCATCAGCTGAAAATAATGAAATCAGAGCTGCTCTTCTAATACCACCAGCCAAAACTGCATCTGCTATATGACATACAATATCATGAACTTCTAATGTTGTTAACTTATCTCCATTTTCCTTAGTTCTTAATATACCATCAATCTTAACCAAACATTCTTTTAATGGTTGAGGGCCTGGAGCTTTACCACCACTTGTTACTAACTCCGCACCTTTTGGACGAATATCTGAAAAGTCAAATGTAATGTGTGAACCACCATAAAAGTAAGATTTAATCAATACTTTAACCGCGTCTGCCCAACCCTCAATGGAATCACTAATCAAGTATCTTCTATGTCTTTTAAAATTAGGTAGATGTATTTCTGGTAATTGTTCTACATGATGTTGTTGTACTGAGTATCCAACACCAGTTCCACCCAACAACAAGAACATCACTTCAGAAAACGATTGCCAGTTGTCTATCGGTAGATATGCACAATTGTAAACTCTATTAGGTGAAATCTCAATTGGTTTACCAGCGAATTGCATACTTCTCATTGATGGTAATACTTTTTTATCTAAAACTAATTTATAAGATTTATCTATTTCTGATTTTAACTCTGGATATTTCTTGATGTGCATTTTTTTGTTTCGTTCCACCAATTCTTTCCATGTCTCTCTTCTTTTCTTTTCTGGTAGATATCTTGCGTATTTCATATACACGGTGATATCTGATAATATTTTTGTAGAAATATCCATTCTTTCAATCTCCTCATATTTAATGTGATATAAGTTAAAAAACCCTTGGGTTAGGTAACTATAAATATTGTTTTTGTTTAATTTATCTTAATCTTTTTCATCAAAACCACATGAATATGTCCAATATCCATCAGGTATAGTTATATGTGTTGGATAGTCTTTATCCCAATAATCATTCATTCATCAAGTCCTCATATCTATTGGATAACATTTTTTTCATCAAGTTATCTCTGTTATTAATTTTATCTTGTTGTTCTTTACCACCAACAGAATTACCCTCATATATTTCCATTTTACCAGTGTTGGTATTTACCTTTGCTGGGAATGTCATACCATCAGGCCCAAATCTATTTTTAATCACATGGAATCTACCCGTGTTACCAATCTTATCTTCCACTTTTCTACTTAATGACATCACGAAATCTGCTGTCATTATTTTTTGATATGATTCTGAAACCTTTTGTGCTTCAATCACATCTTCATCCAATGCTGAACGATTAGCTTGTGAAGCTCACCAGCCAATCCTCTCAAGTCTTCATAGATGTTTCCAAGTGCATGTCTTACTTCTCTTGAATTACCTGTATCTTTTAAGATGTCTGCATAATCCACAACCACCATATCTACTTGTGTTCCAAGTGTGGTTATTCTTTTCAAATGTGCTGATAATGTATTCACACTAGCAGACTTGGTTGGATAATACTTGATAACCAAATCACCTTTTAATTTATCCATTTCTGAAATCACATCATCTTTATGGTATTTAAGATTCTGATTTGCAATACCTGTAAAAATACTATCATATCTCAAACCAACATATGATTCATTTAATTCTAAACTGTAATGAACAATATGTTTGCCAACCTTCATAGCATTTGCACCAATAGCAGCTAATACCCAAGTCTTACCAACACCTGCAGGTGCTACAATCACACCAAGTTCTCCACCACCCAATCCACCTTGAGTCAAGTCATCAATCACTTCCCAACCAGTTTCAACCGTTGAACGAGCAGTTTCTGAATATCTATCTTCAATATGTTGAATGTATTCATGTCCAATGTTTCTTTCCGTTCCTGCATTTAAAGCGTCATCTACTAATCTTTTAATTTGTTCAAAATCACCTTTTGATTCCATGATTTCAACCGATTGAACAATAGCACTTTTCAACGTTTGGTTTTTGAAAAAGTCTAATGCCTTGTCTTCAATGAAATCTAAGTCAGGTGATTCCAAGTGTCTAAACACTTCTTTTAAGTTTTCAACGATTGATAATTTTAATACATCATTTTCTACTTCTTGTGTTTTTACTTTAAACACATCAAGTGTAATACACTTTCTGTATTCATCATAATATTTTTTACATTCCTTTACAACCCATTTCAGACTATCACTATCATAATGTTTTTCATCTAATATATCATGTATTTGTTCTAAAAAGGTTTGGTTTTTCATTAATGCAGAAATGGATTTTATTTGAAATGTATGTCCGAAGTCTGTTAATTTATCCATTCAATCCCCTAAATCTATCCAATCTAACGAACTCCATAATCCAATCATCAAAGTTCTTAATATTAGATTGTAATTTATCCTTTAAAAACATAGTTTGAAATCTATACTTAACCAATTGTGGAACTTTATTATTTACCGCTCCTTGTATTTTCATTTTTGTATGATTTGGTATGTCCACTTTATTTAATTGCATAAGTAAGTAATTCCGTTTTATAATATTACTACTTTTTTTTATATTTTCCAAGAGTTTTATTTTAGAATCTGAATTATTTACAAACTGTAACAAATCCATTGCTGTAAAATCTTCATCCTCTGTCATTTGTGGAATGTATTTTATCAATGATTTCAAACCAGCTCCCATCACTCCATTGATGTTATCTGATTTATCCCCATCTAAGATTCTATATGTCAACATATTTCTTGATGGTATTCCAAACTCTTCTAATATTGCTTGTTTATTATATAATTTCTTTTTCGTTGGACTCCATACTCTCACTCTATCATCTATTAATTGTAAGAAGTCTTTATCGGTTGACATCAATATCACATCGCTTTTTGGTAACAATTGTTGTGAGATATATGCCATTGTGTCGTCTGCTTCAATTCCATCAACTGACACAAGCGTTAATGGTAATTGTTCCAAGTATTCAATCAATCTACCCATTTGTTGTTTCATCGATTGTTGTTCGTCCGCTGGAGCTGTTCCCCAATCCACATTACGATTCAATCTTCGTTTAACTTTACGAGTTCCTTTATACTCTGGAAAAATTTTTCTTCTTCTTTTACTTCCACCTTTTCCGTCAAACACAATGATACATCTTGATGGTTTCAATATATCACAAGTGTATCTTACTGATTTCATAAAACCAACCATACCACCAATATGTAATCCATCTTCATTTAACGCAGGATTAACTGCAAACGACCT